CTCGAAGAAGAAGAACTTCCATTTTTTTTAGGTGATAATGAAGAGTTTTTTGAGACAGAAGAAACTATGTTTGCTGAAATAAGTGAGCCCGAAGAAGAATCGGAAGTTATCGAAGAAGAAATAACAGAATTTGTCGAGTTATCCGAAGATGAGCCCGAAACTATGGTAGTCAAAGAAGAAATGACCTTCACAGAAGCCGCAGGAGAGCCGAAAGAGGGTGCGGAGGTAGTAGAGGTTACCACAGATACCAACATCGCTGTAGAAGTACGAGAAGTCGTTTACAAAGGAATCGACAAATATCTCAATGAAACTGTCAAAAAATTAGACAAAATACTGCAAAATCAACCAATAATCGAAGATACTGTTTTTTATGAGACAAAAGACATATATACAGACCAAGTAGTTTTTGTTGATAACAGAAATATATATCAGGAAGTTGTAGTTATTGATGACCCGATGACGCAGTATAATAATCAAATGAATGATATACTTCGCAGGAAGAATAATTTACAATTACAAATACAGAGGATAAAATGGAGAGATTAAAAAATAATATTGCAGGTATCGTAAGTCTTATCGGGGTCGTTGGTGCTATCGGTGCAGGATTTACAACTTATGGTATGTTCGAGAACAGATTGAGTCAGCTAGAGAATGCAGAATATGTCATAAATCAGACTGTTGATTTACAACCGGTATATGAAAAAATAGATGAAGTTGAAAACGGCTTGATACAGCGACAAGATGGTCTTGTCGAAAAGATTGATTCAGCAAAAGATGTCTTACTCAATAGGCAGGGAGAAAAAGTCAGAGAAATTAATACAGCAATCTCTACTGTAAAAAACGATGTTTCGACTATGGAAACAGACATTACACTTAACATAAAAGAAATCGAACTCCTTAGATTAAGAATTGATGAAATAGAACTAAAAGAAAAAAACCCATTTATGAACTAGTAAGGAAAAATAATTATGGATAAAATAAGAACACAATTTTACAAGATAGTTGATAAATTCAGCGACGTAGTGCCTTGTGAGTGCAAAAGAAAACTTAATAAAAAAGGTAAAATATTAGTTGTAGCGATTCTACTTATCTTGATTGTCGCTATCTAAATCTTGTATCATTTCTCTAACAATCATACAGAAAGTCTCAAAAGGGAGCTCTACTAGATTTTCGTGATTCAAAACATTCCCACCAAAAACTTCCAATATTACATTCAAATCACACACACACCTAATCGGCGACCTATTTAACTGATATATAAGCACCGGTATTTTTTTACAATGTTGTGCACTCGCAACAGACTGCTCCCACCATTCTCTTGAGTATGTCGTCCCCTTACTTCTTCTTTTACACTCTATTGTAAAAGGAAATCCTTCCAAATCGCAAATCAAATCGCCATGTAATGATTGTCTATATTGTTCGAGGTCTCTTCGGAACTTTATGTTAAGTTCATCGAAAAGCATGGACGCAATCTTTCTCTCGAAACTTGCCCCAATTTGTCTCCCGTTTGTCATCATTTTATGATAATCAAAAATTTTTAAAAATCAAGCATGAAAAAAAAACTTGACAAGTGTAAAATAATATCTTACAGTAATTTAATAATAAAGGGAGACTATCATGTCTAATAATTCAATACAAGATTTTCTAAATTATAGGTCGGAGAGAGTTAATCCTCTGACCTATAAAGACGACAAGTATTTACTCAACGTCGCTTCAAAGTATTTTACAGACAAAGATATAGATGAAGCTAAGATTGGCAGGGTCGAACTCAAGCTAGAGACCATAGCCAAAGACTACAGCATTGATAAGTCGAATCGTGTCAAGAAGAAAATGCAACAGCTAGTTGATTACTTGATTCGATACGAAGTATCAGACATAAAACACAACGTGTTCAAGTCAATCAAAGCACGTTCTGTTCCACAAACTGAAAAGAAAGACAAGAACTTTTTTGAAATGCACGACGACGTGCCGTCAGAACATCACACTATTACACGTCTTTACAACACCGCACCGACACCGCAGACCAAGTTACTGATACTGATGTGTGCGATTACCGGCGGTCGTATCAATGAAGTCTTAAACATCAAGTGGGACGATTTACACATCGAAGACAGAGACAATGCTTATCTGCGAATCAAAAATTCTAAGATAAATGTTGGTAAGTCTGTCAAGGACGAGTACAGACTTATGGACATAAATCCGCTCCATGTTGATAAAATCATCGAGCAACGGGACATTATGTCAAAAAAAACTTTCAATCGTGTAAAATATAAATATAATAGTAATGATGAAAAAAAATGGGTGTACGTCGTATCAAAAGCAGACGGCGGTAAACCAAACTATACGACAGTCTACCGTCAGTATAGAAAGATATGGCAAGATACTTATGACTTGTATAAGGGGCACAAGGAATATCCTTTCCCATACGAAAGGGACGCAAAGGGATTCATGTTCCACGCATTTCGCCGACACTATATCACGTCATATCGTAACTCATTTGGTGATGACTATACCAAGTCGCACCATGAACGACTACAGCTTATGATTGGGCACAAGGTAGGGTCAACAATAACTGATGACATATATACCGAGTTCAATAATGAGAAGGTAGTTAAGAAGCAAATGAACAGTAAAATTAATTTAGGTGTAAAATTTTAGAAAGGGAAAAAATGAATTTAGCAACTTACCTAGAGAAAAACAATATTAGTGTCCAAGACTTTGCAAAAGAGATTGGGGTGACACGACAACAAGTGTATCACTACATGGCAAAGTTTGGGAGCGAAGGACATTGCATACCACGAGCAAGTGTCATGGAACGCATATTGAAGGCAACCAATCATGAAGTGTCTTTGCATTCGTTTTATTTCGACGCAAAATTAGAAAACAAGATACAAAACGAAGCAAACAGAAAGAGGAGGAAACATGAAGAATCTGCCGGGAATAGCGAAATGGGTAAATCTGAAGAAGGGCTTTGAGCCTAACGTCAGTCCGTCAAAACTAAATCTTTATAGAAACAGTCCGAGTATGTTTGTCTGTCGCTACGGCTACAACAAAAAGCAACAGACTTCACCGGCAATGTGGCGAGGTATATACGTCGAAGACGCAGTCGTCGAAGTCTTGACGCAGAAGAAAGAGATTGAACAAGCAGTCAGAGACGCACAAACAAAATTTAAAGAAAAGTATTTTGTGTTTGACGAAAAATGCGACCGTGAGTTTAAGGCTATGGAAGGCATGATTCATAAGAGTTGCGAAGCACTTGAGGATTTTGGTGTCCCTGAGTTTGAAGACGGTAGGCAAAAGAAAATAGAAATCGACATAGACGGCGGTGATTGGAGTATCAAAGGTGTCGGTTACCTTGACTTAGTTTTTCCAAATGGTCAGATAATTGACCTAAAAACCACTCATGCTGTACCGTCAAGTATGTCGCCTGACCATATGTTACAAAGAGCATTCTATCACACAGCATACAGCAACTATCAAGTACGATTCCTGTATGTGTCAAAAAATAAAGCTGCTTTTTTAGAAGACGGCGACACAGCAAATATCATGAATGAAGCAAAGCATACAATCAAGCAACTTGATTCGTTTTGCGACATACTAACTCCTGACCAAGCTAGAAAGTCTATCCCTATAGATAGTAGCTTTTATTGGTTTGGTGAGGATTCATTAAGAAACTTTTATAACGGAAAGGAGTAAATTATGGAAGTTCAAATACAGGCAATGCCTAGAAAAACACAACCACCAAAACGAAAATGGGGTGATTGGATATTTAAAGATAATCTTACACTTGTGCACGTTGGTTACTTATCGTATGAAATCGACTTGGAAGCCATGAGCCGTGAAGAAATGTTAGATTGGATAAACCACCTTAGCGAAAAAAATCACATCTCACCAAGAGACTTAGGTTACTTTGTGTATGCGTGTCACGATATATTTGAAAGGGATTCACGTTATACAAAAAATCCAAGAGACCTCTTCAAAATCAATATTGTATATTTAAAAAACGAAGGAGAGAACAATGAGTTTTGAAATAAATTTAAATGACGACAATGGCAGTAGCATAGACGGTTTTATGCAATGGTCAGCACGGGGAACGCAAGACGGATTGATTGTACCCGGCAACTTCTACATCAGCGATAGCGGTGAGAAGAGTACATTTGAATCCATCAAGAAAGACGGTGTTTTATTTGATATTTACAACATGAAAACCGGTTGGAACAAATGGGAAGGCACGGCAAATCTATGGGAATGGAATGAGAATCTAGTCGATTGGAAAGCTAGTCCCGGAGAAGATTGGAAGCAGGGCTTACAAATGGAAGTGTCCGACGGTACACAAGTCTATATATGGAGACAAAGTGGCACGGCGATTATGCAAGGTATGAGCAAGTTAGCAAAATTACTCAACGGTAATGCAACGGGCAAACTACCAAAAGTCAAGCTAAAATCAGCAGAGCCTGTAAAATTCAAAAGTGGCACAAGCACTAATGTTCCTATCTTTGAAATACTGTCATGGGAAGATAGACCTGTCCCGTTGGTAGCACGACAAGATATGAACACAAGCGGAGATGATGCCGAGTTCTAAGAAGGCACGAAAAGTCAGTACGGTTGAGGGCGAGATATATGTGTCTTTCCCTCAACTTACTGAACACAGATGTGAATGCGGTGGAAAACTCATAGAAATTGGGGATTGTGCAATTCATAGTGGATTCTTGGCGGCAGATTATGTAACGATGTATAGCTGTAGCGATTGCTACGAAGCATATGAAGTATACCATAGGAAACAATAATGCGGTACAACGAGGGAGACATAAAGAAGCACTTGCAAAAAATTACGTCACGGTGGGACGAGTTGCAAGAAAAAGCTCTTTTTGAGATAAGGGGTATAAAGGAAGGCAATATTCCTTTATGGAAAAAATTTAACACAAGTCAGATAGACGAAGCGATACGGTACGCAACAGAGACCAACAGTCAAAAGTATAATGTCTATGTGACGGTCAATCCAATCAGTAATAAAACAAACGGTCGGGCAGGACGTGATGAAGACGTGATTGCTTCTTTTTACTGTTTCTGCGATTGCGATACAACAGATTCAGTTGAAAACTATAATAAGATGTTGAAGGACTGCAAAGGAAACTTTGGTGTCTATACCGGCATGAAGCCAAAACGTGGTCATATATATTATGAATTAGAGAAGCCT